AGGTATAACAAACTGGAAAAATAAAATGGCTGGTAAGAATGGAAGAGGTAACCCCCTGGGGTTTACTGATGCTGAAAAGGGAAAAATAAGGAGGGGATTAAAACAGCTGGCAAAAGATACCCAAACAAAGCCCCGGTTAACTTATTACCGGGGCAGATTAGACGCCACCAGGGGCATAAATGCTGGGGTTATAGTTATGAAATTTAAATAGCTTTTCTGAGAGGCCACCCATTTTAATGGGGGCAACTATCGTTAACACCAGCCCTTTTTAGGGCTGGTTTTTTTGTGCCCCACAGGGGGTTATTTTGCGACCCCACCCCGCGACCCCCGGAAACCTTACCAGGAAGCATTTATAGCGGTTTTGCGACCCCCCCCGCGACCCCACCAGGGAGCGCAATTTTTATTTTGATACTTACCCCCACCTTACCCCTAACTTACCCCCCAGGGGGTGGAAAATGGCCCAGGGGCCAATAGTTTGTACATTTAACCCCAGCATGGAATTTAGTTTGGAACTTACGTTATTAACCAGCCTGAAAATTATTTTCATGTACGGGGCCATGAAACCTGGGATGGTATTCGATTTTTTGCCCAGGGTATTTGATTGGGTTTTGCACTGGTTACCAATGGAAGCCCAACTATATTTAAAAAAGCCCCTGTATGATTGTGTATTTTGTATGGCCAGTGTTTGGGGTTTACTGTTCACCTACCAGTATTTTGAAATTACAGTGGATTATGTTTTTTTGATTTTGCAGGTGGGTGGGGTTAATTACCTGGTAGCAACTATTATAGGCTGGTACCACGACCAGGAAGAAAAAAACGAAAGGTTACATGAGCAGGCACTATTTAAAGAAAAAGAAGCAACGAAATGAACGAACAGGCAAACAGGCTGAGGGCAGCGGGATGGGTTTGCAGCGTTTGTGGGTGCCCAGGTAAAAAAGGTTTTGATTGTTACACTACAAAAAACAGGTGGGTAAGGATAAGAATAAACCCGGCCAATTTTAGGATAATAAAATTTAATCAGATTATTGAAGCCGGCCATTTATACCAGCTGGAAGAAAAAATGAAACTGCATGATATTTAAAAAACTGATTAACTGGATATTTAAAAAAAACGTTTTCCCCGTTACCAGCTACGAAACAAAACTGGCCTTTACATGCGGGGGTATTGATTATTACCAGCTGATTGATTTTAATAACACCCCTGCACTGAGGGGATTAAAAACAATGGTTTTCTATGAGGAAATGAAAATGAAATGCAGCGTAGAATATTTGAAATTGCATGTGGATGCAGTGGATAACATTTTACTGAAACGAAACATAAACATTTTTGAAATTAAAAAGCTAAACGACCAATTAAAGCAGCGGTTAAACATTGCCCTGGAAATGGAACTGGTTTATAAAATTGCCAGTGTAGTTTTTTTTCCTGCAAATGAAAAAATTGATGATTACGATTATGGTTTTAATGCCAGGAAGGTGGCCCACTGGAAAAAACATGGCGGGGCAGATTTTTTTTTGCAACGGCCCTTAATAGAGTTACTACCAGTTTTAAGCAATTTGAAAGGGAATTTAGAGAATTATATTCAGGTACAGGAAAAGCTAAACAAAATACATTTGGAAAATTTATTACGAATGTTGCCGGCCACACAGATACAGAAATTGAGAGGCAAATTTACTTTTTAGCAGGTAACGACCCTGCAAAATTAGAGGCCATACGAGGCCTAACAATTTGGAGGTATTTATTTTTTTTAAACGAAAAAATGAGAACCCCCGCCCCCCGCCAGTTAAAACCCGTTACGGGAAATGATACAAAACATTTTAGTGCAGATGGGCATTGATGGCGCCCAGGAAGTTGCAAAAGGTATTGACCAGGTAACAGCAGCCGACAAAGCCAGCGAAGAGCAGGCCAAAAAAACTAATGAGGAAATGAAAGCCAGGGAAAAATTACTGGCTGATGCCAGTACCGGCCTGGGGCAATACATTGAGAAATTAAACCAAACCAAAAAAGCTGCAGCCGGGGCATTTGGCGGCAAAGCATTAAAGGATTTTGAAACCCAGGCCCTAAAATCATTTAAAAGCCTGATAGCAGGGGCAAAGGATGGGAGCAAAAGCATTCAGGGTTTTAACGCCCAGGTGAAGTTATTAACCACCGGGGCCCTGGCTGATGCTGGAATTAGTATGAATGAATTTGCCACCGCCCTGCAGGAAGCCGGCACCAGTTACGATGAGTTTACAAATAGCCTGGCAGCCGGGGTTATGGATGAACTACCGGAAAAATTTGAACAGGTAGAGAATAAAACAGTAAGCCTGAAAACCCAGCTAAAACTTTTAAAGGATGAACTGGCAGCAATGGAGCAGCAGGGTTTAGATGGTACGGAAAAATTTGACCAAATGGCCATTGCTGCAGGCAAATTGGAGGACCAAATAGGCGACACAGCCGAAAGGGTAAGGGTTTTAAGTAGCGATACAGCTAACCTGGATGCAGCGGTGGAAGGGGTGCAACTATTGGCAACAGGTTTTCAGATTGCCAGCGGGGCAGCTGCATTATTAGGAGTGGAGGAAGAGGAACTACAGGAAGTTTTAGTTAAACTAAATGCAGTGATGGCCATTACCCAGGGATTACAACAGGTGGGTAATTTTTTAACCGGGCAATCAGCATTTAAACTAAAGGCTGCAGCCATAGCCCATGAAATTTACACAGTAGCAGTGGGCACCAGTACGGGGGCATTAAGGGCCCTAAGAGTGGCACTATTAGCCACTGGTATTGGGGCATTTATAGCCATTGTTTACCTGGCCATTGAAGCATTTAATATGTGGGGGAAATCTATAAACGAAACTGCAGAAAGTGCAGAACAGTTTACAGCTAAACTGGATAATCAGAAAAAAGCCCTACAGGATTATAATGATGAATTAGACCGGGGGGCAAAATTGGAGGCCGCTATTTTAAGTGCCCGGAAAGCCAGCAACAAAGAAATTTTAGAGGCCCAGCAGCGGGTAGTAAAATTGAAAGGTGAAAAAGCCAGGGAACTGAGTGCAAAGCTAAAAGATGATTTTGCTGAGATTCAGTCAATTGATGGGGTTAAAACGTCATACAAAGATTTAGCCGCCACCATTGAAACCGGGGCAGACCTAAGCGACACATTTAAACCTGAAACAATAGAAAAGGCAAAGGCCCTGGCAGCTGCAGTGGATGAAACAGATACAGCGGTTAAAAACCTGCAAACAGATTACGAGGTTTTGACCTTTCAAATAGTAGAAACGGAAAGGGATGCAGCCGACAAAATTTTAAATGATACAGCTGAGAATAATAAAAAAAGGTTAGATGAATTGAATAAATTAATGGCCAGGGAAAGGGCTGCAGTGGAGGGCCTGGAAACATTTAAAAGTCAACAAAGAATTAAAGAGAATTTAGAGGTAGCCGATAACGCCACCCTAAATGAAGAGGTAAGAACCAATGCAGCAAAAGACGCCACCAGCGAACAATTAGCCCTGGCAAAGTATGAAGCCGAAACCATTTTATTAAATGATGAATTAACAGCCACAGAAAGGGTTTTAATTGAAACACAATTACACCAAAAAATTATAGACATTAATGCAGAGGCCGCCAAACGTTTGTACAAAATATGGCGGGATAATAACCAGCAAATAGTTGATTTAAAAAAGGCCCCTGATGTACCCGATGCCACCGAAGAGCAGGCCAATGAACTTTTAAAAATAACGGTGGATAAATTAGCCCCGGAAGTAAAAGCAGTAGAGGAAACCGAAAAGAAAAAGGAGGAAATAAGAAAGCAGGCCACAGCTGCAGCATTTCAGGCAGCCCAGCAAACCACAGATATGTTTTTTGAGATGGCCAATGCCAGCCGACAGGCTGATTTAGATAAGCAGCTGGAAGCTATAAACATTGCCAAAGATTCAGAACTGGAAAATAAAAATCTAACAGAACAGCAAAAGGATGATATCAATAAAAAATATGCTGCAAAGGAACGGCAGGCCAAATTAAAGGGGTTTGAAGAGGAAAAGAAAATGAAAAGGAGCCAGGCCCTAATTAATGGCCTATTGGGAGTAACCCAGGCATTTGCAACAGCCCCCTGGCCAGCGTCAATAATATTTGCAGCTGCAGTGGCAGCCACCACCGCCCTGGCAGTGGCCAAAATAAGTGCCCAGCAGCCTGGATTTAAAAAGGGTGGGTACACAGGAAATAAAAGGCAGGATGAAATTGCGGGGTTTGTACATGGCCAGGAATATGTTGCTACAGCTGAGGCCACCAGGAAATATAAACCAGCCCTGGAAGCCATGAACGCATTAAAATTTGATGAATACCTGGCAAAGATTGCATACACCCCGCGAAGTATGACACCAGTGCCAGGATGGGCCAGCGGCCATGCAGGTGGAGCCATTGATTATGACAGGCTGGGGCAAAGTGTGGCCCAGCATTCCAAAAGCCCCAGCATGATAATGAATTTTGACGAAGATGGAGCCAGCGCCTATTTAATGGAAAAAAACAGGCAGGTTAAAATAAAAAATACCCGATACAAATTGTAATTTATTGCCCCCAAAAAAATACCAGGTATGGAATGGGAATTTAAATTGATTGACCGGGATAATGTAGAAACCGACATTGACGAGCCGATAGGTTTTGATGCCTGCACCATAGTGATTAACCGGGATAATGATAAACATGGAATAATTTTTGACTACCAGGGAAACGATTTTAGTTTTTATGGCAAAGCCCTGGAAATGATACAAACGGAATATGAAACCTATGGGGTGGAGGGGGTAATGTCAATGGTTATTTTACAGGCATGTGATGGCGGCCCGGCTGAATTGTACCGGGGCCAGCTGGTATTTACCCAATACAAATTTTTTTGCGGGGATGAGTGTTATGCAAAAATTCCCCTGGAAATGACCGGGGATATAATGACCTTTTCTAATAGGTTTGACCAAAAGGTGAATTTACAAACCCTGCAGGCCTTTGATGAAATAACCCCCCTGGTACCCTACGATTTTTTGCCCCTAACAATAAGTTTACCCAGCAAAGGCATTTTATTAAAAGATAAAAGCCTGAATGAAACACTAATAAAGGAGGAAATTTTAGGGGCAACGGTATTCAGTACCACCCCCGATGAGTACGGGGAAATTGGCATGATAGAAATGGCAAATAGTAAAATAATTGCCAGTGAGGTGGGAGGGTTTGGGATGAAAACCAGCCCGGAATACCGAATGATAAAAGATGGCCCTGGATTTAATAACCCACCATTTGGGGCCACCACTGATGTTTATGAGTTACCGTTACCACCAGGGAGCAGCCAGGCCATACACATACACCCCAGGGGCACTGATACCCTGGTTAACTGGGCTGATACCCTGGCCAATTTTGTGGAGGAAGAGATAACCACAGAACTGCATTTTAGAATAAAGGGCACCCTTACAAAATTGAATGTGGTAAAAATTAGCGGTTTTGCATTTACCCTGGTAAGGTTGAATAAAACAGCCGCCCCGGATTACATTTATATTAACCACCTTTTTTTAGCCTGGGGCACCAGTGCCACCAGTATGCCCGGCACCAGTTTTGATTTTGATATAACGTTTGATGATGCAGCGTTTGTTTTAAACCCTGATGATGAAATTTATGGGTTTTTTACAATACTGCACACAAAGAACGGGGCCCAGGCCAGCGACCCCGACCTAAAAGCCTTTCGCATACAGTATGACCAGGAAAGTTTTTTTGATTTATCATGGTTGAGCCATAGCGCCCCAACACCGGCCAAAGTGTTTATGGTTAATGAAGCATTAAGCCGGATAACCGAAGCCATTACCGATGATAAAATAAAGGCCTACAGTGAATATTTTGGCAGGACTGATAGCCAGCCCTATAACCACGCCGGGGATGGATGCGGGGCCCTGGAAGTGATTACAAAGGGCCTTTTTATAAGACAGCAGGAAAACCGATTACCCCCAGCCCAAGCCGTACAAATGGCCATTAGCATGAAAGATATGTGGGAGGGTTTAGAACCCCTGCACCATATTGGTTTTGGTTTTGAAGATGATACAAACAGGGCCCCAGGTTTTAAACGGTTACGGGTAGAGCACTGGAAATTTTTTTACCAGGATGAAATTTTAATGGAATGTAACCAGGTTAACCAGGTGGAACGGCAAACCATTGCAAACGAACATTATTCAAAGGCCAAAATAGGGTATGAAAAATGGGAGGCCGAAGAGTTTAACGGCCTGGATGAATTATTAACCAATAGAGAATACAGAACCGATTTAGCCCAGGTTAAAAATGAACTATCCAAACTTTCAAAATTTATTGCCAGCGGTTATGCCTGGGAGGTTACCAGGCGAAAAAATACTGATTCCAAAGATTGGAGGTTAGATAATGATATTTTTTTAGTTTGCGTTACCCGGTTAATAAAAGAAATTTATACAGAAACATTAGAGGGCAATTTTGGAATTTCCGGGTTTGTTACCGAAACGGAACCAGTAAATATTACAGCCGGGGATTTAGTAGAAATAACAGGTACCACCAGCAATAATGGCATTTACACCATTATAGAAGTGGGGGAAATTAGTGCGCCCATTGTTGGTTCAATTTGGGTGATAGCATTAAGCCCAGGCACCACCCCCGAAGCAGCCACCGCAACTTTTACACTAACAAACCCAGGGTTTATAGTTGAATTGGGGAACGTTTTAACCCCTGAAAACATTATAGACCCCGCCACCCTTTACAATTACAGATTAAGCCCGGCCAGGGTGGCCCTAAGATGGCTGGATAAAATTTTTGCCAGCTACAGGGTTTACAGCACCAGCCTGAAATTGATTTTTGTGGATGGTACCGGCAATTATATTGCCAGGGGTGAAATGGAAAGTGATGTGTGCAAATGGGAGGTGGGTTTGATGGGTGAAAATGACTATTTATATGGGGCCATAGTAGTTAACCAGGATAATGTTGCACCCATATTAAGGCCCGAAAGGGTAGATTTTGAATACCCCATGAGTATGGCAGATTTTAAAAAAATACTGGCTGCACCCTATGGTATAATTACCTGGTTTAACAGTTGCGAAAGTGGCCAGGGCTGGATTGATAAAGTAAGCTATAAGCCGGAAACAGGCCTGGCAAAATTTACATTAATTCCGAAGTATGAATAAAAAAATGTACCACCGGATTAACATAGAGCCCACGATAATTTTTAAATGTGGGGAATATGTAAGGGCCCACCCTATGGGGCAAAGGAGCCATTTTAATGGAACGTTTGAACAGCAAAGGGCTGGGTTAATTTGCCAGGTTGAAAACTACAGGTATTATAAAGGCAATTACCCGATTTTATACCCTGGTAATGATGGGGGTATTGATTTTCCTTTAAATGGTTATGTGATAGACACAAAAGGAATGTTAAGCAAAGGATTTTACCAGCCTGGTTATAGGTGCAATATGTTAGCATGTCAAAAAGATTATAAAGCCGACACAATATTTTTTTGTGGGTACAACACAGATAAAAACATAGTTGAATTATTAGGCTGGGTACCTAAAAAAAAACTTTGCACCCCTGAAAATTTTAGGAAAAAAAACACAAAGTTGCCCATGATAAATGGCGATTTATTCACAGTGAAAGCAGATAGTTATTTTATAGAAACCAGGGAACTAAACACCCCTGAAAGTTTAATTGAACCAGTAAAAATAATAGAACCAGTGAAAATTATAAATAATGATTACCGCAACTACAGCCAGGGCAAACTTTTTTAATTTTTCATCTACAGAGCCCCCAAATAATACACCGTTACCAGTGGCCACCCCCACTGATATTGCATTTCAGATTTTATTAACAGCGGAAAGCGAAGCGGAGGCCGACAGCATAGGCACCGGGGCCATTATACTTTATGTAATGAGCCAGGATGGCACCACCCAGCTGCATGATTACCATTTGGATGGTTATTTATTCCAACAATACAGAACTGGCCCCCATACTGTTTTAATTTTTTGGCCACATGGTTTACCAAATATTGCCAGTTATGTGGACGCAAACACCTGTTTTAGATTGGCCATTGAAATTGTGCCCGATGTTGTTACACATTACATGGCAGCCGGCCCGGTTTTAAAACTGATTACTGAGCCAAAATATACCAGCGTTTTAGAGTATTCATGTGAGGAAAACAGTTATGGGTTTACCTATTGTTACGCATACACCCCCAACAGGGTAAGGTTACCCCTGTATTTGTACCGGCCCCAGTTTAATGATGAAGAAAGTATTTACACCAGGCATGATGGGAGTTTATTTATTACAAAATCAGTAACAAAAAAGGAATACCTGGGAACAGTTGATTATATTAATGAAGCATACCACGAAAAAATTAAAATAGCCCTTTCGCATGACACCGTTTTAATTTATAGTGATGTTTATAACGGGGGCCTGAGAAAAAACGGAGGGTATGAGATAGAATGGCAGGAATTACCAGGTTACAGTACGGAAGCCCCGGCAAAATTTAAAGGGTTTGCCACACCTTACCTGGTACGAAATGACAATTGTGCAGTATGCAATAATTTTTGTTATCCACCAGTAGGGGTTACCAGTACCCCGGTTTTACCTGATGCAGTTATAGGGGTGGCCTATTCATTTTCATTTACCGTTAATGGTATGGCCCCATTTGTTTTAAATGTGGGGGCCCGGCCCAGCTGGATGGAAATAACAATGGTGGGGGATGAAATATTTTTTGCCGGCACCCCTGATGAGGAAATAGCTGAGGCCCCGGTTAGTTTAACCGTTTTTAATTGTGAACTGGTAAATTTTTATGATTTTTCAGATTCCATTGACGTTTTAGCAGAGGGCACATGCATAGGGGTGGCAGTTATAACCCCGCCCCCTATGCCTAACGCAGTAGTGGGTACCGGTTACTTTTTTATGTTTCCGTTTACTGGCACCCCGCCAATGGCCCTGGGCAGCATAGTAAAACCAGCCTGGATGAACATAAACATTTCAGGTAGTACGGTTGAATTTACCGGAATACCTGATGTAGCCGGCACCGGGTTAAATGTGCAGGTACAGGTAACAAATTGTGATGATGATTTTTATGATTTTGCTGATACAATGGATGTGGCAGAGGCACCACCACCACCGGAGGATATTATTTTAACCATTACAGCCCTGTATTTTGATACCAGTTTTAGTGCCAGTTTAAATTTTGCAATTAGCGAAACGCTAACCATTGCCAATACTTTTTCAGATAGCTTTAATACATGCGGGGCCAGTGCAGTGGGTAGTATGCAACATGTACCAGGCGCGATTTTAACTGCAGGTATGACCGGCATAACATACGACAGCCTGAGCAATACCGGAACCCAAACCCCACACAATACAGTTTTAAACCCGGTAAACGTCAATGGTACCCCGTACAGTCATAATGATGTAATGACCATTGGGGCCTATTCAATCATTTTACATTTACAACAATGTTCGTAAACATGAAAGGTATTAAAAATAAATTTTGCACCTACATGCATATAAACCCAGTTAAAAATGAAGTTTTTTATATTGGTATTGGAACAATAAACAGGCCATACCAAATAATAAGACGTTCACTTTTTTGGAATAACACAGCTAAAAAATATGGTTTTAAAGTGCAGATTTTACATGAAGGGCAAACATGGGAACAGGCCAGCGAAAAAGAAAGGGAATATATTAAAAAGTATGGCAGGCAGGATAAAGGAACCGGCACCCTGGTTAACATGACTGATGGCGGGGATGGTACCAGGGGTTATGCAGGATTTTGGAAGGGGAAAAAGCGGGGGGCACCAACAGAGGAAACCAGGCAAAAAAATATTTTAAATAGTTCAAAACATTTTACTGGTAAAACCCACACAGAGGAAACAAAACAAAAAATTAGGGAAAAAAGAAAATTGCAGATACACCCAATGTTAGGAAAAAAATTTACAGAGGAAAGAAAAAAACAAATGAGTGAAACGGCTAAAAAAATATGGCAGGATAAAATACACCCCAGGCCCATGCTGGGTAAAAAATTTACAGAGGAACAAAAACAAAAACATTCAAATGCATTAAAAAAATGGCATAGTGAAAACCCAATGAGTGAAGAAACAAAACAAAAAATCGGTTTAGGAAATAAAGGCAAAATTATAACAGCCGAAATGAGGGAAAAAATAAGTAAAACTTTAACTGGTAAAAAATATAAAAATGGATAATAATAAACGCGGGGTTTTGTGTATTGCAGCCGGCCACCCGTACTATGGTAAGATGGCAGCGGCCCTGGCAGCCACCATAAGGGCAGCGGATAAAGATTTAAATATTCACCTGGCCTGGGCAGATATGGCACTGGCCCACATGGAGCCGGCAGAAAAAAAGCTATTCACCAGCATGGCAGAAATGCCCCCGGAATGTTACCAAAATAAGGAGGGGGAAAACGAATGGATAAAAGCAAAAATGCACATTTACCAGTTAAGCCCTTACCAGGAAACCCTTTTTTTGGATTGTGATGTATTATGGCTGAGGGGCAGCCCGGCCCAGTATATGGAAGAGGTAAAAGCCCATGATATAACTTTTCCTAATCATGGCACTGAGGAAACCATGTGGGCTAAACGGGATGAAATAATAAAAAATTATGGCCCTGGTAAGTATTACAGCATTCACAGCGAATTGATATATTTTAAGAAAGGGGAAAAGGCGAAATTATGGTTTACCACCGCCCTGGATATTTACGAAAATTTGAAAGTAAAACACACAGTATTCGCCGGGGCCATACCTGATGAATTACCTTTTAGTATTGCCGGGGCATTAACCCAAACTTACCCCCACCAGGAAAAGTACAGGCCCATATTTTGGGGCAAAGTTGATAAGGGTTTTAAACAGATTTATGAGATAGCCCAAAAATATTGGGCAGTAAGTATGGGAGGAAATAACAGCAGCAATTTTGAAATTTTGATTTATAATATTTTGAGTAAAGCAGCATACTATAAATTAAACATTGACAAACCCTATTTATGGAAACAAAAAAGAACTTTTTTACCTGAGCGCAAAAAAATATAAATAATGGCAACAGTATTTACCCCGGCAGAATTGAGGGCCCGTTTTATTGGACAAAAGAGGGGGTTAATTTATGACGAGGCCCTGGATATTTATAACAAATTACGCATACATGCTGATGGCGAAACACCGATTTTATTAATAAAAAAGGCCAGGCCAAATGAAAGCGAAGAGGTTAGAATATACCGGAATGATATTTATGAGAGCGAAACACAAAACCCAGTTGAAAGGGTTTTGGGGGTATTGGAAAAGATACGCCGTTCACCTGATTGGATGATGAGGTTTGATGAAGAGATACCAGCCATTATTAATAAGGAGGAAACCCCCAAAAAATATTTGACTGAAAATTACCCGGTTTATGGGGATATTGAATATTGGATTTTTGAAGAGTTACTGAGGGCATTAAGCCTGGATGGTAACGCCATTATTTGTGTAATGCCTAAAACCTTTGCCCAGCCGGAGGGTAACGAATATTTAGAGCCCATAGCAAAAATTTTTAACTGCAAAAATGTGGTGGATTTTGTACCCGATGATTATTGTATTTTAAAAAGTGATGAACTAAGCAGCCTATTAAACCCTGATGAACAGCAGTTACGGTTAACCAATGGTAAAGCCACTATTTTTTTAACTGAGGGCAGGGAAATTTTTGTACCTGGCCAGGTTTATTATTTAATAACTAATAGCAGCTACCAAAAATGGGAGGAAACCCAGGATGGGAAATATAATTTAACCATGAATTTTCCCCACACATTAAAAGATTTACCAGCGTTTCAAATGCCTGGCAGGTTTGTTAAAAGGGTGGGGGATTATACACTGAAAAAAACCCCGTTGTTTCCAATGGTGCCACACCTTAACAAAGCAGCCCGAGAGTCAAACGATTTAGATGCAGGGGTAATTATGCATTTGTATTTGGAAAAATGGCGAATAAATAACGTACCCTGCAGTACATGCAGCGGCACTGGTAAAACCCTGAATGATGGCATAGCAAACGAATGTAAAAGCTGCAAAGGCACTGGTTACGCCAATGGTAAAAGCCCGTTTAATGAAGTGGTGATAAGGCCAGCGGCCCTGGGTGAGCAGGCAATACCTACACCCCCCCTGGGTTATGTTGATAAGAACCCGGAAATATTAAAAATTCAGAATGAACGCATAGAGCAACACATTTACAGGGCCCTATGTAGTGTAAACATGGAGCATTTAAGTGATGCCCAACTAAACCAAAGTGGAACCGCAAAAGCGTATGATAGGGATGAAGTAAATAACACCATTTACACCTTTGCCACCATGTTAACAGCCGTAACAAATGCAGTGGTAAAGCATATTATTGATTTGCGTTATGGGGGCATTATTGCCAGCCCGGAAGAAAGGGCCAAATTGTACCCAGTGGTACCAGTACCGGAAAAATATGATGTTATAAATTCCAGTTTTTTGATTAATGAATACCAGGTGGCAAAAACAGCCGGGTTAAACGGTATTATACTGGCTGAAATGCAAAAAGAAATTGGGCAAAAAAAGTTTTATGCAAACCCAAAAGTTTCTGAGTTTATACAATCGGTTATGGATTTAGACCCATTCCCCGATAAAACCACAGAGGAAAAGGGAGCCATTGAAGCCCAAAAGCTGGCCACAAAAGAGGATGTTGTTTTATCGTTATACATAAGCGATTTTGTAAGGAGGGCCCAGGAAGAGGATGAAAATTTTAGCAGTAAAAGCGATATCGAAAAGCGGGAAAAGTTACTGGAATATGCAGCCGAAAAGGTGGAGGAACTGAGCGCAGCCGCCCAAATACAGCAGGATTTGTTTTTTGAGGCCCAGGGAGCCCAACCAGGCCAGGAACAGCCACCAGGCAGCCAAACACCTGGGGAGCCGGCACCAGGGCAGGAAGGGGCCCCGGAAGCCAAAAACAAACCCACCAACGGCCAGCAGAAACCAAACACCCCAGCGAAAACACCAGCAAAGGCAGCAGCGTAAAAAATGAGCGACATTAAAACGATAATGCAAACTATTGAACATGCAGTTAATAACCTGGATAATGCAGCCCTGAAAAAACAGGGGGTAATTTATAAGGAAGTAATGGCGAAGCTGAAAAAGTTAGAAACCAAAGGGGATAAGATTGCAAATAACATTACTAACCTGAGCCTGATAAATGAGATTACAATTTTGATCGAAAAATTGATGCTGGATAAAGGGTATAAAGACGAAATAAAAAAATTTACCCAGGCGTATAATGGGGTACAGGAACTAAGCAATAAATATTTTGCCAGTTTTGGAAAGGCCAGTGGTGATGTAAAAAAGAAACTGGAAATTTTAAAAAATACCGCAGTTGAAAGCACCATAAACAATTTAGCGGAAACCGGGCTGCAAATAGGGGTTACCAACGGGTTAAGGAACATTTTAAAAACCAATATTACCGGGGGAGGTAGTTATGTCGATTTAACTAAGGAGCTGAAAGATTACATAACAGGCACCCCCGAACAAACCGGCAAAGTTTCGCAGTATGTAAGAACCTATGCAACTACCAGCATAAACCAGTTTAGTGCAGAATATAACAAAGCACTGGCCCAGGATTTAGGTTTGGAATGGTACCAGTACGAGGGCAGTTTATTGGAAACCAGCCGGCCATTTTGTAAAATGGCAGTAGATAAACATTACATACACGTTAGCGAATTTCCAACCATTTTAAAGGGGGATTTTGGGCCCCTGGGAACTGTTAAGTTATACGACAAAACCGGATTACCGGAAGGGTTGATGGAGGGCACCGACCCGGATAACTTCCCGCGCAGGCGGGGAGGGTGGAATTGTGGCCACCAGCTGATAGCGGTTGATAGCCTACTGGTACCCACTGCAAAAAAATTGGCAGTATGGAATACCCCGGCATATAAGGAATGGGAAAAAGAACAATTTAAAAAGGCCCAGCCGGCACCCCCAGCCCCACCACCGGTACCAGCCAAACCAGCTACAGTGGCAGAACTGGCAGTTAAGGCAATACCACCGGTTAAAATGCCAGCCGGGGTGGTACGAACAGCTGCAGAGGAAAAACACCTGGAAACCATACAAACCAACAATAAAGAACATTTGGAAGCAATGGAAAAAAAGGATATGGTTTTTTATCCCGAAATGGCAAAGTATTGGCCTGAAAATATTAAGATTGAATTTAACGAGGTAAAAGGTTCATTTTTCCAAAGCGGCCAGGGGTACATTGCGGATAAAATTGTTATCAGTGATAATGAAAGGGCAGAAAGGCCATATTTTAAAAAGAAAATTATGTTACATGAGGGAGCCCACGCCATACACTACAACCAAAAAGTAATTACGCATACAGCAGTTGACCCGGTTTATGAAAAGTTTTTTAAGGGGTTAAAGAAGATCATTAAGGGCAAAGAGCTGGAAATTGAAAATGTTTTGCGGAAATGGCGCAACGATAATTTTGATGATAAAGACAAATTAGAGGAAGTAACCGTTATGACCGACACCCTGGGGGGATTAACAAAGGGGAAATACGGCTGGGGGCATGATGTAGCGTATTATAAGCGGCAAAATCATGGCCACATGGAAGTATTCGCCCACGCGGTTACTATTGCAAAGCTGGGTAACCAGCTGGGAAGCGAACATGAGGCCCTGAAAGCGTTAATAGACGAAATGAAAGTTTATGGTTTACAGTGGTTGAAATGAGTAAGACATTGCCCCCAAACCCTGTTTTGGTTCATCCTTATAAACGATTTTTTTATTTTCCTTTAAAGCCTGGGGTACCAGTGTTTCCATAATAAAGGGGATGCCGAAAAATTCAGCCCCGGCAAACAATTCCTTATCCGTTTGCCCGGTTAAAGCCAAATATTTATCCAAATTTGCTTTGATTGTTTGCTTTGATGCCATAGCAGAAAAGTAAAAAAGTTTTTTTACTTTTTTTTATTTATTTATTTGGTGTATGGTTTATTTTACACCTATCTTTGATTTATAAAACACCCCCAGTTATGAATTACATTAAAAAGTTAGAAGCCCAGGTTACAGATTTAAAGGAAAACCAGGTGCAGGTTGAAACCATGTTAACTGAATTACTGGCCTACCTAACCCTGGATAAATTTACCAGCAGCATGGAAAATAATTATGTAAACGCCCAGGAAATGAAGGGCAGAATTTACGAAATAAGAAACGCAATAAACGCCGGTTAAAATAACCGGTTTTTTTTTTGAAATAAATTTGGAGTGTATGCGAAAGTGTACACTATCTTTGTATAACAAAACCAATAAAAACACCACCGTTATGATTACTGAAATTAAAAATGAAGCCGGAAACGTAATTGCAGTTGTTACCCCAGGTGCAGCCTGGCTGATAGCTGAATTTAAAAAATTAGGGTATGAGTTAAAAATTTATACTAACCTAAGAGGCCAATTGTGTGCAAACTGCACTAAGCAAAGTGCAAAAATGAAATGGCCAAAAAATGTATTTTCCTTTTTTTATGGCAGCAATTTAAACAGGGCAAAAAGCCTGGTGGAAACCCTGGCTAAATGGAATGCATGGGAGCAAAGAAAACAGGATAATAAAGCAGAGAAAAAACAGGCCAGGGAAAATTTTACAAACCCTTACCAGGTGGGCCAGGTTTTCTATGATTCCTGGGGTTATGACCAAACCAATGTTGATTTTTATCAAATTGTGGAGGTAAAACCTAAAAGTGTGGTATTACGCGAAATAGCCAGTTTTTATTTGGATGGCAGCCGGGTAAAACCAATGCCAGGAACCTTTACAGGGGAGGCCAAAATTAAGCCCATACAGCTGAGGGTTTATGATGGCAAAGCAAACCATTACATAAACGGGGAAAGGGGCAGTATTAGCCTATATGATGCAGGTGATAAGGGTTTATATTATTCTACTTACCATTAACAAACCAGGCCTGGGGGTAACAACCCAGGCCTTAAATAAAAAACACATGAAAAAATATAATGTTTACTACACAATTGACAAAGCAAAACGCCAACACTATTTTTTAATAGATGCCACCAGTGAAACCGGGGCCCGGTTAGAGGCACAAAAAAGAATTAAAAAACTGCAGGATGCAGGCAAACCCGGCCCATATACAATTATTAAAGTAGAACTTTCACAGGGGTTTTACATTTAACCACCAGGCCTGGCAAATAAGCCAGGTTTTTTTATGCCCCCTGGTACCAGGTAAAAATATTTTTAAAATAAAATTTGTGTATGTTATTTCTTACACATACCTTTGATGTATCAAAATAAAAAAACATGACAAACGAAACACTAACAGCGACAATGGTAAGGATGGTAATTTTAGATGCTATTTCTAAAGGCCACATAAACGCCACACAAATGATGGAATACATGAAAACCCAGGCTTTTTTTGATGCAGTAGCATTATACAAACAGTTATACCACGAAACTTTTTAACCACCAGGCCTGGGGATAACCCAGGCCACAAATTTTTAAAACATGACCAAAGAAATGAGCAACGAACAAAGAGCAGCCTGGAAAGCAGAAATGGAAAAACGCAATGGGATTAAAACCACCCACCTGGTAATATTTGAGGGCAGGCAATTTGAAATAAGGGGGTACCATGAGTTAAGATATTTGCATAATTCAAAATTTACATACCAGGTATGGACAAAGCAGGATGAAAATAATTCGCATGGCCTAACCATTACACCTGGTAAAAAACTGGGGCAGATTTTCCGGGAATTAATAACCAGGGTGGAAAAATCAGAGGCAAACGGAAAAAAATACAGGGCCTTTGAAAATGCATACACCGCCCTGGATAATGCAGGAAAAATCAGTGATAGCCGTTTTGCGTATGCCAGGTTTGTGATAGGCTACAATTTAGGCGACTATTATAATTTGTATTGGAGGTTTGATGATAGCCCCACCGGGGTTTTGTGTGTGGGGGCCTGCAGTGCAGTGGAATGGGAGGAAATAAGCCAGCTGGTAGGGCAGAGCCACAACTATTTAGAGCCCCGTTAAATGACCTGGGAGCCTGGCAAATAAAGCCAGGTTTTTTTATGCCTAAAATTTATTTTAAAAAAGTTTTGGTGGAATGATTTACTTACACTTACTTTGTGTAACAAAACCAAAAAAAACATGACAACTTATTTTTCAGTAAACGAGGCATTTGCAAAAGGAACAGGCGATAATTTTTTTGAGAATAACGGCAAATACATTGCTATTAGCCGCCATGCTGATGTTAGCGAAATGGAGGCCCAGGGGTTTAGGTTAATGCAATATGAGGAAGTTATAAAGGCCACCAGCGTATTAATAGCCACTGCAGAAAATAACGGCAATGTGCAGCTGAGGCAAAATAAAAATATTTGGTGGATGATAAGCCCCAGCACCGGAATGCATTGTGTAAAAAGTGATACCTACAGCGAAAGGGTGAAAGCCCACTGGGAGGGGTTTAAAACCAACCAAACGAAATAAAAAAAATTAACCCTGGTAAAACACCAGGGTTTTTTATTTAAAAAATTATTTTTCCTTTTTGATTGTGGAATAAATAAGTTACACTATATTTGTGTAACAAAACAATAAAAACAAAACACATGAAAGCAACAGATTTAAAAATAGGCCAAAAGTTAACCCTGGTTTTCCGCGCAACAGTTACAACAGCCAGTTTAAAAAATGATGATAGGAAAGCAGTTGTAAGGGAAATTGAAAACATAGTGTATAATTCTAACGGCAATATTTGCCACCTGTTTTTTAAGGGTATGAAAAGCGAATTTAGGCCGTCAAATGGCGAAGATTTTTATTTATATGCAATTACAGGCCCGACCAGGGAATATATAATAGTTGATTAAAATGAAGCCCCGCAAACCAGCGGGGTTTTTTATTTTATTTATTTGTGTATGTAAAACCGTACACCTATCTTTGTGTAACAAAAATAAAAAACATGGCAAATTTAGAAGTAGCGACAGAGATTTTAAACCAGCTGGGAGGCAAAAGGTTTTTAGTAATGACAGGCACCAAAAATTTAATGGGTGATACCAACAGCCTTTCAATGCATTTGACCAGGAACAAAATGAAAGCAAAGTATTTGAAAATTGAGTTGATGGGTAATGATACCTACACCATGACATTTTCCACCATGCTGGGTTTTGAGCACATTATTATCGAAACCATTACAGGGGTTTACAATGATATGCTGCAGAATATTTTTACCAGCAAAACAGGCCTTTACACTAAATTTTAAAAACGGGGGCCCCCGACCAAAGGGGGCCCAAAAAATACCAGCCATGAAAACGAATATAAAAACAATTAAAATTACAATCCCAAATGAAGGGGTATTAAAAACGCTAACCACCACACCCACCCTGGCAGGAATTACCAGGTTAAAATTAAAGGTGGGTGAAAATATCGAAAGGGTTAACCATTACCAGTACAGCCAGCTGGTTAGATTGTACCCCATAGCGGGGGCCCAGGTGGCAGAAATTTTACCAGTTAAACCGGATTAAAAACCCGGTTTTTTTATGCCCCTGGTACAATTTTACTTTTATTCCATTCCCTTATTAACCTATAGTAAACCTGTTCACGTTTTAATATTAGGTTCTCTTCGCATTCCAGCCGGGTTTGTTCAGTTTTAATAATGTGCTCAATATCCACCGGTAAATTTTTTAATGGAAAGGTTTTTTTATGTGTTTCGTTTTTTGCCATGCTGGCAAAGGTAACCCCAGGTTACCTGCATTTTCCACCCTGGCAGGTGGAAAATATACCTTAGACCCCCTAAAGCCGGATTTATGGCCATTGAAAAAAACTGGTTATTACTTACTAATTACACCGGGGTTTTACAAATTGTACCCCTGGGAAACAGGCCTTTTTTTGAGGCCCAAAATAAAACGGTTAAGAAATACCAATATAAATTCAGGGAAATGACGTACCAGGATGCAGTTGATTTTGTTGAAAAACACAATGGACGCGACCCCGATTTTATGACACCGGCCCGGACAGCCAGTATTTTAAGTGATAAGGATAGGCAAATTGAGGATTTAAAGGCCCAGCTGGCAGCCCTGCAGGGCCCACATGATGGAATGATTACAGCCAGCCCCATGAAAGTACCGGAGGGCCTAAAAGGAGCCCCACAGGCCCCGGAAAACACCCCGGTTATGAATATACCGGAAAGCAACCAGGTAACAGCCAGGGGGCCAGGGAGGCCACGACAAACCCCGGCAATGGAACCGGCAAACAGTTAACCACGATATTTTTTTAATAAAAAATAGCCCCAGTAATTATGGCACAATTCGGAAACCTTTTAAAAAGCCTGGCAGCAAAAGCCGGTATTAAAGTGGATGATGAAACACTAAAAAAAATTTTAGGTTTTGCCGATGTGAGCCAGTTAGAAATACCCGATGAATTTAATACAGCCCTGGAAGGGAACCTATTAACGGTTGATTCAGCCAGCGCAAATACTGAGGTTAGGAGGAAATTAATTGCTGAGGCCCTAAACGGGGCAGATAGCGAACTGGATAGAAGTGTTGATGAAATTGGTTTTGATGATGCTTTTAAAGGTGAGTGGAAGCAAATAACCAGAAACACTAATGAAAAAATCAGAAAGCTATCTAAAGCAATAAAGGAAAGGGAGGCAAAAATTAAAGCCGATGCAGAGGCAGGCAATAAAAAAGACCCTAACGCAGAGGCCCAATTAAACGCCCTGAAAGCCCAAATAATTGACCTTAATAAAAACCTGGCAGATGCCAAAACCACCCACCAGGTGGAAGTTGATAATTTGAAAGCCCAAAACCTACAGGACAAAAAAGATTTTCATTTAACGAACCTTTTAGCCAGCAAACCCCTACCAAAAAACGGGATTCCTGCAGAGGTTAACATTTTAACGGCCAAAACCCTGATACAACAGGAAGCGGCAAAAAACGGCCTGGTAATTAACTTTGATGCTAATGGCCAGCCGCAATTAAAACAACGCAAAGACGGGGCAGAGATTGACTATTTTATAGACAATAAACCCGTTAACTATTCCAGTTTTGTGGATGGTGTACTGGCACAAAATAAGTTTTTACAGGTAAACGACCCAAACCCCGATAATGGTGGCCAGGGTAACAACCCGCAGCCAGGAACCCCACCCCCAGCAGGGGCCAAAACTAACCAGGGAGCCGTCAATAGTATTGATGCCCAGCTGGCCATGTTAAACGGCCAGGTTTAGGCTGCACCCAGTTTTCCAAACCTTTTATTTTTTATGGCAAACGGTTTTTTGTGTGCCCTGATGTTAACCAGTAAACAGGTTTTTCAGGGTGCCAACCCCAGCGAAAAAATAACCCCCCCAGGTTATTTAGAAATGTTACTGGCCAATACCCAGCCTAACATTATTTCCAGCAGTATGGCAGATGGTAGCGGCCACATTCGTGATGTAGTTATAAAGTACAGGCCCAGGGTACCAACCGGTAAAAGCCACACAGCTGATGATTGTAGCATACAGGCCAGCCCGGTTTATAAGGAGGCCACAATTCCAGCCCTTTTATTCAGAAAATACGGGGTTTTTATTGATTATACCACCATTGCGAAATATGAAAAGGAGGCCAGCCAAACAGTTAACCTGGGCAGGCCAGCGCCCCCCCAGGGCATACTAATGGAAATTTATAACGCCATTGTGGAAAGTGCAAACGGCCTTTTCGGGGATATAAACAACGATTTATTAACCCTGGCAGCCGCCAATTTTGGAACCAATGTTACTACAGGCAACAGCACCGCCAAACCAATAAATTTCCCATTATCAACAGCTACAAACCCATTAAACCAGGGAGTAACTATGTTAATGAGTGATGTTATGGAAAACGAAATACAGCCCAATGAAACCACGATAGTGGGCAGCGGGTTAATTAACAACGTTTACCTGCAGGCTAATTTTAATACAGCCAACACCACCCAGCAGAACTACCCAAATAATTTTCCCCCGTTTTTTTACGACCCA